ATGATCCCTGGGAACCCCTACGCCACCGAAACCCTCGATCATCTGCGTGCGGCTCAACGCCGCACCTTGACCGTGCTGCTGCGCGGGAACCTTGGGCCGGTTGTATCCGATGGCCGGCCGGAGTTGGACTCGGATCCGGAGCACCTGCGAGCGGAGGTGGCGTGCCGGGAGCTTGCTGCTGGGCTGCTTGAGGCACATCAGGAGTACCTGGCGAGCTCGGAGCGCGCGCAGATGATCCTCGACGTGCGGGCGATAGCGAACAAGGCTCGTGGCGCCCGATGGGTGGAGCCCGTCGCCGAATCTCTAGCTCGTCGACTGCCATACGAGGATTTTCCGAACGATCTAGAGAAGGAGCAGCGGCAAGAACTGCGGGACGTCGTGTTCCTCCTCATTGCAGCAGACGAGCTTGCTGCGCAGTCAAGCGAGTAAAGGCCGTACAGATCAGACGGTGACCCGGGCGCTCGCGTCCGGCCATGCCAGGCGGGGGAGCGTCCGGGCCACCGGAACTATGCGGCGCGTCTCCTGTAGCGGTGGAGGACGGCCAGTTCGGGGAGGCTCCACCCTTCGAGGGTGCCGGGTCGGACGGCGTAGCTGCCGATGGATTCGGAGGTGGTGTGGGTGGGGTTCTTCACGAGCCGGGCGGTGGCGGTGACGATGACGGCGGCCACGTCGTCGAACGGGTCCCCGGTCGTCGCGTCGAACCCTCTGCCGCCGGTGTAGGCCCGAACGAAGGCTGTGACGAGCGGCAGGTGCGTTTCGGCCAGGTCGGCGACGGCGAGGTCGCCCCCTTGGCCGAGGAACGCGGCGACGTCGTACCCGAACGGTGCAGCAGCCATCGTCAGATGGTGATGCCGGTGAGGGTGACGACGGCCTCAGGGTTGAGGGGGGCGGCGTCGTAGCGGGCCACGACGCGGATCGCCTGCTGGTCCCAGTCGCCGAACGTCTGGTCGAGGATCTTCACGGACGGGGCCAGGTCGCGGGCGACGGCGATCTGGCTGAAGTCGACGAGGGCGGCCCGGCCGGTCGGGGTCGCCCCGGTCGTCGCCGGCAGGCGGTTTGTGATGGTGACGCCGTGGCCGAGGAGGCGGTAGGCGCCGCCTTCCGTGGGGTCGGGCTGGATCAGGTAGCGGCCGGTGGTGTCCTTGGCCTTGCGGAGCCGGACGAAGTCGCGGGAGGTCATCAGCCACCGGACGCGTGTCGGGTCGACGTTGGCGGCGAGCACGAGCCCCTCGGCGTCCTGCAGGTGGTCGAGGGTGAGTGCGCCGCCCACCGCGAGGGTCTGGGTGCCGGGGTAGGCGAACAGTCCCCGAGGGGTGGTGATCCCGTCGCCCGACGCGGAGAGGAACTGGGCGTCGAGCTTCGCTGCCACGTCGGACACGAGGCGGGTGCGGAGGGCGGCGTCGAGGGCGACGACGGACTGGCGGGCCAGCTCGTTCGAGTAGCGGGTGAGGACCTTGACCGACTTCATGGTCGAGGGGAGGAGGGTCACCTCGTCGAAGGTGACGTCACGCTCGGGGATGAGCTCGTTCTCGCCGGTCCAGCCGGGGTCGGCGATCGCGGCGCCCATCTTCGGGAGGCGCAGGGGGCCGGCGGTGTCGAAGATGCGGGGGCCGGCGGCGAGGAAGACGGACGCGGCTGCGAGGGGTTGGACGAGGATCGCTGAGACCTGCTCGGCGGTGAGCTCGGATGCGGTTGCGGTGGAAACGGCCATGAGGGCGCCTTTCGATCGTGGGAGTAGTCACACGTCGGGCGCCCGGCCCTTCCGTCCGTGATCGCCAGGACCACGTGTCCGAGTCTACCTCGATTTGCTGGCTCTCTACTGAAGCATCAACTCTGAGAGGAGCTTCTTGAATCTCGCCGCCTCGTCGTGGCTGGTGCGGAAGGAGATATCTTCACCCGACGTCGTGACGTTGACGATCGACCGAATGCCCTTCTTGGTGACTCCGACGTGAGACACTCTCGAGATAGGAATCATCTCGGAATCCTGATTCGCTCGCGACAACGAGGTCATGCTCTTCGCCTTGATGCGTTCGATCCTGTTGGGATAGAGCACCACCGTCGAGTTGCGTCCATCCTCACCCTTGGAGGTGAGCGTCATCAGGGATCCCTCCGTGTCCACCTTCGCCACCTTGGCTGTGCGTTCAGCAGCCTCTTCCCTAGTTTTGCTCAGCTGCTCGGCGCGCTTGTCCGCCTTCTCCCTTAGCTCGGTTCCCTTCTCTTGAGCCTTCGCGTTTGCCTCGCGCATCTTGTCCATGAACCCCATGACATCGCTCCCTCTGCACAGTGGATGGTGCTATTCGTACTACGACTCGCCCCCTCCTCAGATCGCGCGGGCCCGGAGGATGCCGGCGAGGTTCGCGGGGTCCTCGGTTCGGGTGGCGCCTTGCCCGATGTCGCCGTGCGGGCGCCGGCGAGCGAGGTGAGGGCGTCGCGTCACGAGGGCCTTGGCGGCCGCGACGATCTTGTCGGCGTCGGGGAAGCCGTCCTCGTCGAGCAGGTCGGCCTCGTCGCTGAACATGAGCAGGTCGACGGGGTCGGCGAGGTGATCGGCCGCGACCGAGCGGATGGTGGTCTCGACGAGGCGCCGGTGGAGCTCGTCGGCTCGGCCTGCCCGCTGGCGGTAGCGGGCGGACTCGTCACGAAGCCGTTGGACGTACTCCCTCGGGAACGTGTCGGGCTCGGTGTCACCCGTGGGCGACGTGTCTACAGATGTGGACACGTCCTCGCCTTCGCGGACATCTGCGGCAAGGGTCTCGTCCGTCGTGGTCTCGTCGGTGTGCTCGTGCTCGGGCATGGGGTCTCCTAACGGGTCGTGGGGATCGGGATGCATGTGCAGCCCTTATGGGTCGGCATCGGGTGGGTGTCGGGCCACACCTGGCCGGCGCTGGCCCACCACGTGCAGAGCTGGCACGCCTTGGCGGACAGGCCGCGGGTCCAGCCGGTGACGTGCGGGGAGGTCTTCATCCCGTCGCTGTAGGTGTTCGCGGCGGTCGTGAGCGGTTCGGAGCGGCCGAGCCGGGCTACCCGAGCAGGCGGGTCCGGGGTCTCGTCAAGGGCGGCTCTGAGGGTCCCTGCGGCCCGACGCAGGCGGTCAGGGTCGGACGGGGGCGGGGTGAGTCCCAGCGGTGCTATAGGGCGTCTGAGGGCGATCGTGATGGCGGCTGCGAGTGCGAGGTCGGCGACCGCCGCGGCTCGACCGTTCGCTCGGACCACGAGGGCGGCGAGGTAGGCGTCGAACTCGTCGTCGTTCACCTCCCCTGCTGTCCAGCGTGCGTGAATGTCCAGGGCGGCCCGCTCGGTGATCTCGACGAGGCGGGTGAGGGTGTCCCTGTAGCTCACGGCAGGAGCTCCGTCAGGTTCACGCCGGCCGCGTCGAGGGCTTCACCACGTCGGGCTGCCCGGACCCGTTCGACCTGGGCGGGTGTGTAGCCGAGCTGGGTCAGGGCTTCGCTCACGGGCAGGATGCCGGCGGCGACGAGCTTGGCGGCGGCGTCCGCCGTCTGAGCCGGGGTGCGGGTCTCGGGGTTCTCCCAGACGGTCTCGACGTCGACGGCGCCCGGGTCGGTCCCGTCGCGCACGCCGATGATGAGGCGGGCCACGTCGGCCCACGCCTGCCCGAACGTCCGTTGCCGGGCGATGGCCCGGGCGACGAGGGACGCTTCGGCGGAACGGATGGCGTCGGCCGATGGTGGCTGGTCGCCGTTGAGCCCCAAGTAGTGCGCGGGGAGTCCGGTCACCGCGCCGATCTGCTGGGTGATGACGGCTGCGAGGTCCCCGTAGCCGTCGAGGCGGGCCGCGTCGAACTGGCCGAACTTGGTCTCGGGGGCTTCGCTCTGCCAGACGCGGCCCAGCTCGTCTGAGAACGGGTTGACCGGGTTGCCGGCCTCGTCCTCAAGGATCTCGAGCCCGGTCACCCAGCGGCGGGGCCGGGCGTAGAACTCGCTCGTCACCATGGCGTCGGCCATGACCTTGTTCAGCGCGTCGGCGAGGTCGAGCACGTCGGCCATCTCCGACACGCCGTCGACGTCGAGGAGGCGGCCACGGTTGACGATCGGGACCACGGGGACGATGCCGAGCGGATTGTCGATCGTCTCGGCGACGTGCCAGCCGGTGAGCGGGATGGCGCCGGCCTCCACGACGTTGGCCTGCGAGGTGTAGCGGCGGATCACGTCCGGCTCGTAGACGACGGCGTGGCCCTTGCCGTTGGCGCTCCACCGCTTCACGGCGGCGACCACCTCCCGGGTCGCAGGGTCCCGCTGCACCGCGACCTGGCGGGCTGACTCGACGGTGATCCGTGGCCCCGTGGTCCCTGCCCACACGATCACGTAGGACCGCCCGTAGACGAGGGCGTCGACGTGGGCCTGGCCGGCGGCGTCCTCCATACCGTTGGCCCGCCAGACGCGCCACAGGGCGGCGTCGGGGGCGGCGTCGGGGCCTTCTGTCCGGAAGCCGGTCACGGTGAGGCGTTCCGCCAGCGACAACACGGCGAGGCGGGGGTAGTTGATCGCCAGGACGCGGAGCCTGTCGGCCAGCGCCGCCCGCGCCGCGGGGGCCAGGTAGGCGGCGGGCTGGGTCCCGGTGAAGTAGGCGTCGAAGGTTGCGAGGACGGCGGCGTCCTCGTCGATCCTGGCGCCGAGCGTTTCGAGGTGTGCGGTGCTCATCGGAACGAGACCACCTTCCTGCCGGCGGTCCGGCGATTTCCGTGCCAGGCGGCACGGTCGTAGGCGACGATCGCGGCGACCGCCGCGTCGATCTTGCGAGGGCTGTTGCGCTTGTCCTTCGACACGAGGTCGCCGAGCGAGGTGGACTTCGCCACGCAGTGGGCGACGTGGGAAGCCAGGCGCTCGTCCCCGTCGTGCGTGAGCGTCCCGGAGGTGACCGCCGCGAACATGCGGTCGGTCGCTGGCGCCATGCGCTGGGCGGCGGCCGTGTTCCATTCGAGGACGCGACGTTCCCCGTGGCGCTTCGCCCATGTGTCGATCTCGGTGCGCCACCCCCACGGGTCAGCGGCGAGCTCGATCACGTCGTACTGATCGAACAGGGCGTCGACGGTGGCGTCGACCTCGTTGCGGGGGACGCGCCACCGGGGGTCCCCGTCGTTCGCCCACACGTCGACGACGAACACGAACCCGTTGAAGGTGCAGCCGATGAGGGCGGTGGAGTCACCAGAGGCGGACCCGTCGAAGGCGGCGACGATCCGTTCCCCGGGCTCCACGATGCGATCCCGGTCGGCGCACCCGTCCCACGTCCCCCACGGCAGCCAGGAGTCGGCTTGACCCACCCACTGGCCGAGCCGGAACCTCCGGAACGCCGGCTCCCGGGTCGTGCGCACGGTGGCCCGCAGGGCGTCCCGGTGTAGGAAGTCGTCCAACGCCGGGTTCGCTACCTTCCACGCGTCCTCGTCGTCGACGGCGCACCCGTCGGGCGCAGCGAACTCTCGGAACACGAAGGCGCCGTCTCCCCCCGTGCGGGCGTGCTCGACGAGGCGCCACATGATCGAGTCGATCGAGTCGGCCGGTGTCGAGATGGCGAGGGTGAGGGACTGGTCACGCTTGCCGGCGGCGGACGTGACGGCCTCCCAGACGGCCTCGGTGACAACGTGCAACTCGTCGACGACCATGAGGGTCGGGTCCCACCCTTGGAGGGCGCCAGGCTCGGCGGGGAGGGTCCGCAGCTCGGAGTCGGTGTGCGGCACGTACAGCCGGTCTTGGTACACCTGCACCTGCTCGGCGAGGCGCGGTTCGAGCTCCACCATCCGGCGCACCGCCCGGAAGACGTGCCCGGCCTGCCGCTCGTCCGAGGCGACGATGAGCACCTGGGCGCCCTCCACCTCGTCGGCGAACAAGCCGTAGGCGCCGAGGACCGCTGCGAGCCCGGTCTTGCCGTTCCCTCGCGGCATCGAGAGGAGCCCCTGCCGTGGCCGGGTCCCGGCCGTCGGGTACAGATCTCGCACGAGGTCGAGCTGCCAGTCCCGCAACCGGAACGGCTCCCTGGCGTCCGTCCCCTTCGGGACCCGTAGGTACTCACGAGCGAACGCGTCCACCCGTTCCCAGCCCGGCCCCGGTAGGGCCGAGAGGTCCAGCGGCGGCGCCGTAACCGCCTTCTTGGGGCCGCCCTTCACGATGTCCCCTCGGACAGTGACCGGGACTCTGCCTTCCCCACGGGTCCTTGGCGGGTTCGTTGGACCCCTTCCCCCGTGGGTCTGGCGGCGCCCCGCTTGCCGTTGCAGGGTCGGCACACGACGTCGACGTCCTCCAGGCGGATCACTAGTCCGGCGTCGTGGCGTTCCCAGGCGCTCGGGAGGTGGTCGCACGTGAGGTCGCTCGTGGTCCCGCAGTCGGAGCACCACGGCTGTAGACGGCGTGCGCGTTGGCTGAGCTTGTCCCAGGTGGTCCCGTAGCCCCTCGTGCGGGCCGGGGGCTTCGAGTCGCCGAGGCGGTGGTCGTCGCAGCGCGAGCGGCCGGTCGGTTCACCGCAGTCGATGCATGGGCGGAGGGTCACGGGTAGTCCTCGGGGTTGATGCCGAGCTCGTCCCAGGTCCACCCGAGCACCTCGGGGGAGACGGTGAGGACGGCGGTGCTGGTCTCGTTCTCGATGCCGAGGGGGATGCCGTCCGCGTCTTCGAGGAAGACGTGCTCGGTGATGGTGACGGTCTTCATGGGGTTCGCCAGGAGGGCGAGCACGACGTCGCGGTCGGGTCGGGTCACTGGTCCTCCCCGTCCCGAAGGTGCTCACCATCTGCGAAGGTGCTCAAGGTCTGAGCGTGAGCACCTTCGGCATCTTCGTGAGCACCTTCGCTGAGACGCCACTTCCAGCCGGACTCGGGATCACCCGGTCGGCCCACCTTGATCGCCTTGACGCCGAGCTTCGTCTTCGCCCGACGGAGGGTCGCCTTCGTGACCTGGGCGGCGCCGGCTTGCTTCACCACGTCGGCTGACCAGACGGGGCCGTCAGCCAGGATCGACGAGAGGATGGCGCAGGCGTCGGTGAGAGCACCGCCCTCTGTCTCGTCGGTGCGGGGCGCGACGAGGTCGTCGGCCCGGTGGTGGCTGACGCCTTCCCAAACGACGCGGGCCACGCCGAGGCGGGGGTCGTCCACCAGGCGGTAGGCGAGCGAGTCGGCGAGCTTTCCCAGGTTCGCCTTTGTCGGGGCGAGGATGCGGCGCTCGGGTTCCTCGGGGTCGACGGCGACGAGCATCCCGGCGCGGACGGCGCCCATGATCCCGATGGAGCCACCGCCCCGGTAGATGGCACTGCCGCCGCTCGTCTTCGTGAGGTGGCGCAGGATGAGCACGGCGGCCCCGGTGCGGTTCGCCATGTCGGCGAGGGCGTGCATCGCTCGACGGACGTCCTGGTCGCGATGGGAGTCGACGCCGGCTCCGAGGTACGCCATGAGCGGGTCGATCACCACGAGGTCGGCGCCGACGCGGGTCACCATCTCCTCGATGTGGGCGACGTCCATCGGGATCGACGGGCTGCGGGGGACACCTTCGGCGTCGAGGACGTGTTCGAACACGTGCACGAGGTCGAGATTGGCGCCGGCCGCTTCCAGCCTGGGGCGGATCGTGTCGCCGATGGCGTCCTCCGCGGAGAGGAGGACCACGGATCGCGGGCCCTTGGAGATCATGTGGCCGGTGGGGAGATCGGTGCCGGTGGTGATGCGGGCGGCCAGGTCGAGCGTGAACGTGGACTTGCCGAGCCCCGGATCACCGTCGAGGACGGTGAGCTTCCCGCGAGGTATGCGGCCCTGCCAGAGCCAACGGACCTTCTCGCGCTCGACGTCCGAGACCCGCGTGAGGACGACCTGTTCGAGCGTGGGGGCGCTGGCGCGCTTGGCAGGCTCTGGCCGAGGCTTGAGCGGCCCCCTGTGGAGCTCGTCTTCGGCGAGCGCTTGCGCTAGCCCTCGGCTGGGGGCGGGCGCCATTGGCACAACTTCCGCCTGCGGGGAACGCTTCGCCTCGGCGATCCGGAGCAGGCTGGCTGCCCGCTCCTCGGCGGTGCGGAACGCGCCAAGGGACGACTTCGGGACGGTCACGCTGCCTCCCGAGCTGACGTCGATGACGGGGCAGGACCCAGCAGGGCGGCGACACTGGCGAGTACCGCCGGGTCGTCGACCTGGCGTGGGAGCCCCTGACGGGTTCGACTGGCGAGGAGTCGGTCGACGTGATCGTCGAGGGGTGTGGGCTTCGGCATGGCGATCTCTCCCGGGACATAGCTTCGCTAGGGGAGAGGACCGCTGAGTCCCCGCACTGAGTGCCTACCGGATCGATTACCCGCTGTGCGGGCCACCGCGATCCGGGCGGTGCCAGTTCTGCCGCGCCTGGTGCGCGATCTGAAATTACACGCTGGGGATTAGTCGGTCAAGCGCACCGTGTGGCGACCCGTGATGATGGCGATGGCGAATTGGACGAGCAGCTCCGTGTGCGACTTGACCCCTCGGTATCGGCACTTCGGGAGCCGGCAGTCGAGCGCTATCCGGGGCACGTGCACCGTGTTCTCACCCAGCACTTCTGGGAAGTCGTGCTCCGGGCACAGGGGGTTGGGGTGCGCGACCAGTGCAGGGCATCCGGGTTCGGCACAGACAGTGCGCCAACTCGTCGTCCCCCAGGTGGCAGGCGCCGCCACAACCAGTGCTCTCTCGACGTGCCCGGTCCCGTTCTCGGTGGCCGCGAGGTAGAGATGCCAATTGCCGTCGATCTCGATGGTGACCCTCACGAGCGGATGACCCTCCGGGCAGACGAAGGATCGCGCCGGTGGCCGAATGTGGACGTAGGGACGGGCACCGTCTCGCGTCTTCCCGATGAATCGCTCGATGAACGGCGGGTAGTCGTACAGGGCTCGTTCGACCTCGGCCGCCGTGCGGTGGTGGAGGTCGTACCACTCTTGTGGCGTGCTGCCCGTGTTGCGAAGCATCCTCACGCCTTCCATTCGATGGTGATGCGGTCGAGGTCGACCCGCCCGCCGGCCCGCCGGGCCGGTGCAACGCTCACGGCTTCGATGATGGCGGCGATGATGGTGCGGCGGTGGTCGACACCGAGGTCGGCCCAGTGTCGACGTAGGGCGCCCTTCACCCGGTACGCGTCGAGCGGTGTGGCTCGGGCGGCGACCCGTTCCTCGGCGGCGACGCGGCGAGCTTCGAGGGCCCTGCGGGCGGTTGCCCATTCGCCTCGGCCAATTTCTGCGGCGGCGAACATCTCGGCGAGCTCGTCGAGCCGACGGTGCACGGCGGCGAGGTCGTCCCGGGGGTCCTCGTCCTCGTCAGTCGAGGTGACGACAGCGGCGGCGAGGTCGTCGTTGTCGAGGGCGGCGAACACGGTCTCGACGATCAGGTCCTCCACCGGCTCGGCCTTGATCGTCGTGCCGTCGCAGCCCCCATGGCTGCTGAGGCACGCGTAGGCGCGGCCGTAGGGGCGGGGGGCGGCGACCATGGCGGCACCACACCGGCCGCACCGCAGGAGCCCCCCGGAGAGGAGGTACGAGCGGGCGGGGCGCGTGCGGGCTCGTGAACGGCTGCGGATGACGTGGCCCACGGACTCCCACGTCTCCCGGTCGATGATGGGCGCCCACACGGCGGGGAACGTCTCCCCGTCATGGGTGCGGAGCCCTGCCACGCGAGGCGACAAGAGCAGGGTCCGCAGGTGCGTGGTGGTCCACTTGGCGCCGGTCACGGTGGGCACCCCGCGGGCGGTCCAATCGTTCACGATGGCGTACAGCGACTCGCCCGCAAGTACGCGGCGGGCGGCGTCACCGATGAGACGGGCTTCGCCGGGGTCGTGCGTGGTCCTGTCGGCACGGAACCCGAACGGTCGGTTTCCTCCACCGGACACGCGTCCCTGCTCGGCGAGCTCGCGATGCTTGCGGCGAAGCCGGCGCGACTTGTCTTCGGATTCCTTGCGTGCCACGGCTCCCGTGATCCTCGCCATCAGCCGACCCTCGGGGGTCCCCAGGTCCACGTCTCCGGCAGTCACGGTAGCGACCTGGACCCGGTGGGCTTCGACCACCTCGACGAACCGTTCGAGTTCGATGGGAGAGCGGTGGAGTCGGTCGGGGTGCCACGCGACGAGCACGTCGATCTTGTCGTGCTCGATGAGGTCCAACAGCCGGGCGTAGCCGGGCCGGTGCTTGCCGCTGTAGGCGGACAAGTCGTTGTCGACGAGAAAGTCGGCCACCTCCCATCCGCGCCGCTTACAGAGGGCCACGCAGTCCTGCCGCTGGCGCTCGACCCCGGCGCCGGTCCCCTCGGTGTCGCGTGAGATGCGGCTGTAGATGACGACGTGGGGAGGCATAGCGTCAGATTACCACAAGGCTCTCGACGCCATCTTCGTCAAGCGCCATGCGGCGGCGTCCGGCTACCACGACGAGGTCTTCCACGACGACGAGCACGTCGTGCGCACCCTCACCAAGATCCTCGACGACGCCACCGGATCGCACCGGAAGCTCGACGCCTCCCAGGGGCTCCAGGACGCACAGCTCGACAACGGGTCGCGCCTGCACATCGTCCACGGCGACGTCGGACGTGACGGCCACGTGCTCGTGAACATCAGGAAGTTCACCGGCGTGGCCTTCCGGAGCCTGGCGGACCTCGTCGACCGGGACATGCTCAGCACGGCCGCCAGCTCGTTCCTCCGAGCGGCCGTCCGGTCCCGCCAGTCGATCGTCTTCGCTGGTGCCCCCGGCTCGGGCAAGACCACGATGCTGTCGTGCTGCTCGGCCGAGCTCGACCCGTCGCTCCGCGTGGTCACGGCCGAGGAGGTCTTCGAGGTCGACATCCCGCTCCCGAACGTCTTGGTAGGTGCATGAGCCACGGTGGCCCGGCGCTCGACCTCGGCCATGCCAGGCGGGGGGAGCGTCCGGGCCACCGGAGCTAGGCGGCGCGCCGCCGGTAGCGGTGGAGGACGGCCAGCTCGGGCAACGTCCAGCCTTCGAGGGTGCCGTAGCGGATCGCGTAGTCCCCGATCGACTCCGTGACGTTGTGCGTGGGGTTCTTCACGAGCCGGGCGGTGGCGGTGACGATCACGGCGGCCACGTCGGCTACCGGGTCCCCCGTCGTCGCGTCGAACCCCCGACCGCCGGTGTAGGCGCGCACGAACGCGGTCACGAGGGGAAGGTGGGTGTCGGCCAGGTCGGCCACGGTCAGGTCGTCGCGTTGGCCGAGGAAGTCGGCCACGTCTGTCCCGTAAGGGGTCACGGTCAGATGGTGATGCCGGTGAGGGTGACGACGGCCTCGGGGTTGAGGGGTGCGGCGTCGTAGCGGGCCACGACACGGATCGCCTGCTGGTCGTAGTCGCCGAACGTCTGGTCGAGGATCTTCACGGACGGCGCAAGGTCCCGGGCGACGGCGATCTGTGAGAAGTCGACGAGGGCGGCCCGGCCGGTCGGCGTCGCGCCGGTCGTGGCCGGCAGGCGGTTCGTGATCGTGACGCCATGGCCGAGGAGGCGGTACGCGCCGCCCTCCGTGGGGTCGGGCTGGATGAGGTACCGGCCGGTCGTGTCCTTCGCCTTGCGGAGCCGGACGAAGTCGCGGGAGGTCATCAGCCACCGGACGCGGGTCGGGTCGACGTTGGCGGCGAGCACGAGCCCTTCGGCGTCCTGGAGGTGGTCGAGGGTGAGCGCCCCGCCGACGGCGAGGGTCTGGGTGCCGGGGTAGGCGAACAGCCCTCGCGGCGTGGTGATCCCGTCGCCCGACGCGGAGAGGAACTGGGCGTCGAGCTTCGCTGCCACGTCCGAGACGAGGCGGGTGCGGAGGGCGGCGTCGAGGGCGACGACGGACTGGCGGGCCAGCTCGTTCGAGTAGCGGGTGAGGACCTTGACCGACTTCATGGTCGAGGGGAGGAGGGTCACCTCGTCGAAGGTGACGTCACGCTCGGGGATGAGTTCGTTCTCGCCGGTCCAGCCGGGGTCGGCGACGGCGGCGCCCATCTTCGGGAGGCGCAGCGGGCCCGCCGTGTCGAAGATGTGAGGGCCGGCGGCGAGGAAGACGGAGGCGGCGGCGAGGGGCTGCACGAGGACCGCGGAGACTTGCTCGGCGGTCAGCTCGGATGCGGTGACGGTGGATACGGCCATGAGGGCGCCTTTCGATCGTGGGAGTGTTCACACGTTGGGCGCCCGGCCCGTCCGTCAGCCGGCCGCCAGGGCCGTCTACCTACAGCATACCCCCCGGGGGTGACAGCGGGTTCGGCACCGGGGCGCAAGTCGGTGGGTGAGGCCGTGCCATCAAGGCGATAGGTGAGGCCGCCGGGCTAACCCATGGGTTAGTCCGGGTGACCGAGCGCGAGGCCCGTGCCATCAAGGCGATAGGTGAGGCCGCCGGTGTCTCAGATCTGAGACACGTGCCGGTGTGCAATACGTTGCACACGACATCACCATTCGCGAGATCGCCGATGCTGCCGGTGTGTCGCCCATGGGTGACATCGCGGGTTCCACCAAGGTGGAAATCACCGAACGGGAAGCCCGGGACATCAAGCCTCATCTCCAGCAGGTCACCGAGATGGTGCGTGAAGCGCATGGAGAACGACCACAGCCTCCGGTCAGGGTGCGACGGGCACGACGTCCCGGTGCCGAGGTCTTAGCTGGCGCGCGCCCGGAGGATGGCCGCCAGGTTGGCGGGGTCGTCCGTGCGGGTGGCACCTTGGCCGATGTCGCCATGGGGTCGGCGGCGGGCGAGGTGGGGGCGTTGGGCGACGAGGGCGCGGGCGGCGGTGACGATCCTGTCGGCATCGGGGTAGCCGTCCTCGTCGAGCACGTCGGCCTCGTCGGTGAACATGAGGAGGTCGGCGGGGTCGGCGAGGTGGTCGGCGGCAGCGGAGCGGATCGTTGTCTCCACGAGGCGGCGGTGCAGCTCGTCGACCCGCCCGGCCCGCTGGCGGTAGCGGGCGGACTCGTCGCGGAGCTGTTGCACGTAGCTGCGGGGGAAGGTGTCCGGCTCGGTCGTCTCGTCGCCGGCCCCCTCGGTTGTCTCCTCCCTGGTCGTCTCCTCGGCGGCGTCGTCGGTCGTCGGGTCGTCGTGTTCGGCCATGGCGTGCTCCTTCATCGGATGGTGGGGATCGGGGTGCAGGTGCAGCCCTTGTGCGTGGGCATCGGGTGGTCGGCTCGGAACACGCGCCCGCCGCGGGCCCACCACTGGCAGAGCTGGCACGCCTTGGCCGACAACCCGCGGGTCCAGCCGGTGACGTGGGGCGAGGCGCTCATCCCGGTGCTGTAGGCGTTCGCCGCGGCGGTGAGCGGTTCGGACCGGCCAAGGCGCGCAACACGAGCCGACGGGTCCGGGGTGTCGTCGAGGGCCTCCCGTAGCGTCCTGGCGGCCCGCCGGAGCCGGTCGGGGTCGGATGCCGGGGGGACGATGCCGAGGGGCGCCACGGGACGTCTGAGGGCCACGGTGACAGCGGCGGCGAGTCCGAGGTCGGCCACCGCCGCGGCTCGACCGTTGGCTCGGGAGACGACGGCGGCGAGGTAGGCGTCGAACCCGTCGTCAGTCACCTCCCCGGCCTCGTGGCGCAGGTACAGGTTGACGGCTGCTTCCTCGGTGGCGCCGGCCAGGGCGGTGAGGGTGTCCCGGTAGGTCACGGCAGGAGGTCCGCCAGGTTCACGCCGGCCGCGTCGAGGGCTTCACCGCGCCGGGCGGCTCGCACCCGTTCGATCTGCGCGGGGGTGTAGCCGAGCTGGGCGAGGGCTTCGCTCACGGGGAGGATGCCGGCGGCCACGAGCTTCGAGGCGGCGTCCGCCGTCTGTGCGGGGGTCCGGGTCTCCGGGTTGTCCCAGACGGTCTCGATGTCGATGTCGATGCCGGCCGGGTCGGTCCCGTCGCGGACGGCGACAATGAGGCGGGCCACGTCTCCCCACGCCTGGCCGAAGGTGCGTTGCCTGGCGATGGCACGAGCGACGAGGGATGCTTCGGCGGACCGGATCGCGTCCGCACTCGGCGGCTGGTCTCCGTTGAGCCCGAGGTAGTGGGCGGGGAGCCCGGTCACCGCGCCGATCTGCTGAGTGATGACCGCGGCGAGGTCCGAGTAACCGTCGAGGCGGGTGGCGTCGAACTGCCCGAACTTGGTCTCGGGCGACTCGGATTGCCAGACACGGCCCAGCTCGTCACTGAACGGGTTCACGGGTTGGCCGGCGGCGTCCTCGAGGATCTCGAGCCCGGTGACCCACCGGCGGGGCCGGGCGTAGAACTCGCTCGTGACCATGGCGTCGGACATGACCTTGTTGAGTGCGTCGGCGAGGTCGAGCACGTCCGCCATCTCGGAGACGCCATCGACGTCGAGGAGGCGGCCCCGGTTCACGATCGGGACCACCGGGACCGTGCCGAGCGGGTTGGGGATCGTCTCGACCACGTGCCAGCCGGTGAGGGGGATGGCGCCGGCCTCCACGACGTTGGATTCGGAGGTGTACCGCCGGATCACGTCGGGCTCATAGACGACGGCGTGCGCCTTCCCGCCGGCCGCCCAGCGCTTCACGGCCGCGGTGACCTGTCGGGAGGCGGGGTCGTGGGCGACGGCGACCTGACGGGCCGACTCGACGGTGACCCGAGGGCCGGTGGGCCCGGCCCACACGATCACGAATGAGCGGCCGTAGACGAGGGCGTCGACGTGGGCTTGCCCGGCGCCGTCCTCCATCCCGTTCGCACGCCACGAGCGCCACAGGGCGGCGTCAGGGGCGGCGTCGGGGCCTTCGGTGCGGAACCCGGTCACGGTCAACCTCTCCGCCAACGAGAGGACCGCCAACCGCGGGTAGTTGACGGCGAGGACGCGGAGCCGGTCGGCCAGCGCGGCACGGGCGGTGGGTGCGAGGAAGGCGGCGGGTTGCTCTCCCCGGAAGTAGGCGTCGAGCCGGGCCAGGGTGGGGACGGCCTCGTCGATCTTGGCGCCGAGGGTTGCGAGGTGTGCGGTGCTCATCGGAAGGTGACCACCTTTCTGCCGGTGGTGCGGCGGTTGGCGTGCCAGGCGGCACGATCGAAGGCGACGATGGCGGCGACGGCCGCGTCGATCTTGCGGGGGCTGTTCCGCTTGTCCTTAGACACGAGGTCGCCGAGGGCGGTCGACTTCGCGACGCAGTGCGCCACGTGTGCCGACAGGCGCTCGTCTCCGTCGTGGGTGAGGGTCCCGGCGGTGACCGCCGCGAACATGCGGTCGGTGGCTGGGGCCATGCGCTGGGCGGCGGCGGTGTTCCATTCGAGGACGCGGCGTTCCCCGTGTCGTTTCGCCCACGTCTCGATCTCGGTCCGCCACCCCCACGGGTCGGCGGCCAGCTCGATCACGTCGTACTGGTCGAACATGGCGTCGACCGTGGCGTCGACCTCGTGGCGCGGGACCCTCCACCGGGGGTCTCCGTCGTTGGCCCACACGTCGACGACGAACACGAACCCGTCGATCGTGCAGCCGACGAGGGCGGTCGAGTCCCCGGAGGCGGAGCCGTCGAAGGCGGCGACGATCCGTTCCCCCGGCCCCGCAATGCGGGCCCGGTCGGCGCAGGTGTCCCACGTCCCCCACGGGAGCCACGAGTCAGCCTGGCCGACCCATTGGCCGAGCCGGAACCGTCGGAACGCCGGCTCCCTCGTCGTCTTCACAGTCGCCCGGAGCGCGTCGACGTGCAGGAAATCGCCCAACGCTGGGTTGGCGACCTTCCAGGCGTCCTCGTCGTCCACGGCGCAACCGTCGGGGGCGGCGAACTCCCGGTAGACGAACCCGTCGTCGTTGCCGGCGCGAGCGTGCTCCACCAGACGCCACATGATCGACTCAGGGGTGTCGGCCGGTGTCGAGATGGCGAGCGTGAGCGAACGGTCCCGCTTGCCCGCCGCTGAGGTGACGGCCTCCCACACGGCCTCGGTGACCACGTGCAGCTCGTCGACCACCATCAGCGTCGGGTCCCACCCCTGCAACGCGCCCGGCTCGGCGGGGAGGGTCCGCAGCTCAGAGTCGGTGTGGGGGACGTACAGCCGGTCCTGGTACACCTGCACCTGCTCCGCGAGACGCGGTTCGAGCTCGACCATGCGGCGCACCGCCCGGAACACGTGCCCCGCCTGCCGTTCGTCCGACGCAACGATGCACACCTGAGCGCCCTCCACCTCATCGGCGAAGAGCCCGTACGCGCCGAGCACAGCGGCGAGTCCCGTCTTCCCGTTCCCCCGCGGCATCGACAACAGCCCTTGGCGGGGGCGGGGACCCTCCGGGTACAGGGCCGCCACCAGGTCGAGCTGCCAGTCGCGGAGCCGGAACGGTTCCCTCGCACCCGTCCCCTTCGGGACCCTCAGGTACTCCGCGGCGAACGCGTCCACCCGACGCCACCCCGGGCCAGGAAGGGCCGAGAAGTCCAACGGCGGGGCCGTAACCGCCCGCTTCGGGCCGCCCTTCACCCTGTCCCCCCCGACAGTGACCGGGATTCTGCCTTCCCCCACGGGTCCCGGCGCTGGTCGTGAGGGTCATCCCCCGTGGGTCGTGCGGCGCCGGCGGCTCGGTTGCACGGTCCGCACAACACCTGCACGTCTTCGAGGCGCACGGCCAGCCCGGCTTCGTGGCGTTCCCAGGCGGCGGGGGTGTGGTCGGTCTGGAGGTCGTCGGTGGCGCCGCAGTGGAGGCACCAGGGCTGGAGGCGGCGGGCTCGCTTGCTGAGCCGATCCCAGGAGGTCGAGTAGCCGCGAATGCGTGCGCTCGGCTTCGCGTCGTGGCGTGCTTCGAAGGTGCGAGCGCACGTCCAGCAGCGCGTCTCCTCGCTCGGTTCTCCGCACGACAGGCAGGGTCGGAGGGTCACTGGTCGCCCTCCTGCTTCGGCAGGAACGCGAGCGCGACTTCACGGGCGCCGGTCACGGGCCAGACGGGGCAGGTGTCGGAGTGATCGACCTCGATGCTGAGGGTCCTGCCGCGCCACACCTCGTGGATGGTCGAGTTGCAGTCGTCGCACTTGAGCCATGCACCGCGGTTGGTCACTGGTCCTCACCTCCCTCCCTGTCACTCCTGTCACTGGTGTCACTCTCCCTGGTCAAGGGGGGTGTTTCGAGTGACAGGTGACGGGAGGCGGTGTCACTCACCTCGTCGTGCGGGTCAGGTGGAGTGACAGGAGTGACAGGGGTGACAGGTGACAGGGGGACCATGTAGTGCCCGGCCCCGTCGGTGTCGAGCTGGCCGGCGTCGACCATGCGCCGACACGTCTGGCGTGCCGTGGCTTCCTTGATCCCGAGGCGCTCGGCCAACACCTTCGGGGTCAGTGCCTCCTCGTCGCGCAACAGGTGAAGGATGGCGCGGCGGGTGTCGCCGAGGTCGTAGTCGTCGGCTGGGCCGTCGAGCATGGTCCACACGCCACCCGTGAGGGACAGGGGGATCTTGGCTTCGTCCACGTCCCGGCCGGTGATGTTGAGCGTGGCGTCGGCGCTCCCCCGGCTGCGGGAGAGGACGGCGATGGTGTCGGCGGCTGCGGCGAGCCCGTTCGTCCCGCTCACGGTGTCGAGGAAGTCTTCCGACGCGGCCTTGCGGGTGTGGTGGACGACGACGATCGCGCAGTCGTGGTCGTCGGCCAGGTCCTTGAGCTTCACCATCGCCCGGTAGTCGGCGGCGTACGCGTTCTCCCGTTCGCTGACGGTCCCTCGGATGCGGGCGAGGACGTCGACGGCGACGAGACGGCACGACGGGTGCGCGTCGAGCCACTGGTCGAGCTGGTCGGCGCCACCCTCAGGGAACACGGGCCAGTCGGTGGCGAACGTGAGCCCGGCGGGGGGAGGGTCCCCTTCGAGGACGATCCCGAGACGGCTCTGCAAGCGTCGCGGGGTGTCCTCCAGCGCCAGGTAGAGGGCTTCCCCCTGCTCGACCTTCACCTTGCCGAGGGCTCGGCCGCCGGAGCTGACGGCGACGGTGAGGGCGAGCGCGAGCCAGGATTTGCCGAGCTTGGGTGCCCCGGCGAGGAGGGTGAGCCCGGAGACGATCACACCGGGTACTGCCCAGCGCGGCTCGGCGAAGGTGGCGGCCATGAGGTCGACCGCGGACCACGCCGAGGGGACCGCGGTCCCCTGGTGCAGATCTGCGCCAGGGTCCGATACGAGCGCGGGACGAGGCGGGGAAGCCTGTGGCACGATTGCCACAAGCTTGGCGGCGCGCTTCGCGTCGGCGGCGCGGCGTTGGGTCTCGGCTCGCTGCTCCGCGGTGCGTAGCGAGCCGAGGGCGGGGTACGCGAGGGGTTCAGCCGACACGCTCCACCTCCGTGATCCGGTAGGCGCGCGCGAGGTAGTCGGCGTCTTCGAGCACGATTCGTTCGAGGTAGTAGCGGGTCCACGTCTGGTCGCAGCGTCGGCACCGCCAACGGAGGTCGTCGACCAGTTCGGCGGTCCCCCCGTTGCAGTCGAGGCGGCGGCACTGGGGGCACCGGAAGCGGACGCCGGCCTCGTCGTCGAGGAAGGCGAACACGTGGTCGCCGGCCACGGCCTCGGCGAGGGTGATCGTCGGTAGGTCGCGGACAAGCGCGGCGGGGTCGCCGAAAGACACGGGGGCGGCGTTCACGCTGCCTCCCGTTGCGATCGTGCTGGGCTTAGCAGGGCGGCGAGGCGGTCGACCTGCTCAGTGGTGAGCGGCGGCGCTTCGGCGACGAGATGGGCGACGTGATCGTCGATGGACGTGGACTTCGGCATGGCCGGACCTCGAAAGGTCGCCGGCGCCCAACCGGATCGTTTCGGCCCCTCTCGGCCGTGGACTCTCCCGCGAGGAGCAGCTACTCCGAAGCGGTCCAATCGATGGTACCCAACATGCGGGCCGAGCAGTTGTATCCCAGCGGGGTCTTCTTCTTCCGAGCCTCCTTCACCATCTGGCGCATCGTCGGGTAGTCGATGGCGGCGTTGAAGTGTCGGGGGCACCCGAGGACGAGCCACGGCGGGAAGCCGTCACCGGGCTTCGGATCGTTGAGGTTCACGATCGACGGGAGGAGCCGCACACTCCCGTTGTCGAGCATCTCGACCCACGCGAGCTCCATCTGCACCATGTTCTCGGCGATAGCGTCTCCCATCTCACGGAGCCGCATCGCTGTGTCGAGGTGGGTGGCGATCGCCTCCTTGAACGGCAGCATCTGCCCGGAGAGGTAGTAGCCGCGAGGGGTGTGCCAGACACGGCCGATTTCCTCCCAGCAGAGCCCGGCCGTGTTCGGCGATGAGCAGAACACCTTCACGTCAGGTTCCCGATCGCCGATCTGTTCCACCATCCAACCGTCGAGCCGGGCACGTCCCGCCACCGGGTTCTCGTTCGCAAAGCGGTTCCTCTTCTTCTCCATCGCCGCATGGCGTTCGTCCTCCTCTCGTTCGAGGAGGTAGTCGTAGAAGTCGGCGTCAGGCTTCACGATCGGTGGCCGGTCGTCCACCGGGAGGTATGGGCCGGCGTCCACAAACCTGTAGTAGGCCGGCCCGCCGTCCGGGCCGACGTAGCAGTTGTACGTGCCGAAGCGCTCGCCGAGCCGGATGTAGCGCGGGTCCTGCATCATCTCCACGTCGGCGCCCAGGTCCCGGCTCAACATCTCCGTGCGGTGCCTACGGGCGGGCTGGTCCCACCCGAACTCATCTACGTCGTCCACGGTCACTGCCTCCAGTCGATGGTGATTCGTTCGGGGTCGAACTTGTTGCCGGCGCGCGTGGTGGGAGCAATGCGAATTCGGGTCACCACGGTCGCAATGATGGCGCGGCGGCCTTCGAGGTCGAGGTCGTCCCACCTGTCGCGAATGTTGCTCAGGTCCGGCGTCGCGTGAGTCGTCTGGGTCTGCTCCACCACCTGTGCCTGTAGGCGTTGGAGGTCGTTGTCGAGGACGCCACGAGCCGCACGCCACTCTGCCGCGTCTATCTCCCGGTGGGCGAACATCTCTGCCATCTCGGTGCGGCGAGACTCCACGGCGGCGATCTCGTCGACTGGTGTTTCCGTTGCGGCGTTCCGGCGCTTGCGTTCGATCGCCTCGGCGAGCTCAGGTATGTCGATCAACCTGAGGACGGCCTCGGTGACGACTGCATCGAGTTGGGGCGCGTTGATTCCGCATCGTCCGCAACCGCCCCGATCGACGGAGCACACGTAGCGCTCATAGCGGTGACCCCGGTTGTGGCTGGGGCGGGTGGTCATTCGGACCTCGCAGCGGCCGCAGTAGAGGAACCCGGATAGCAGGTACTTCCTTGCCGTGATCCCAGCAGCACGGTTCCGGCGCTGGTCTTTGAGGAGCGCTCGCAGGCGGACGGTCTGCTCGGGCGTGATGATGGCGGGCCACACGGCGGTACTAACGATCCGCCCGTGGTGCTCGCGCTGCCCGGAGATGCGCCCGGACATGAGCAACCGCTTGACGGTGGTGGTCGACCAGTGTGCGCCGGTGACGGTCCGCACCCCCCGCTCGGCCCACTCGTTCACGATCGACCGCAGGGACTGCCCAGCGAGGACGCGGGCGGCGGCGTCCCGGATGAGCTCAGCCTCGTCCTCTCGGACGGTCACCCGGTCGCTCTCGAAGCCGAACGGTCGGCGTCCACCTCCTGGCACCTGACCAGTCTCGGCCAGCTCCACGTGCTTCCGGCGGATCCGCTCCGCCTTGTGCTCGGACTCGTGCCGGGCAACAGCGCCGTGAATGCGGGCCGTCATGCGGCCGGCGGGGGTGGCGAGGTCGAGGTCGCCTGCGGTGACCGTGGCGACCTCGGCGTGAGCCCGCTCGATGGTGTCGATGAAGTCCTCCAGCTCGCGCGGGGAGCGGTGCAGTCTGTCGGGATGCCAGGCGACCACGGCTTCGACCGTCCCGTCGCCGAGTGCGTCGAGGAGGGCGAGGTACCCGGGTCGGCGCTTCCCCCGGTACGCGCTCATGTCATTGTCGGCGTACACGGCGCCGACTTCCCAGCCGAGGCGCTTGCACAAGGCGCGAGCGTCCTGCTCCTGACGGGTGACGCCGAGCCCGGCGCCCCCTCGGTCCTGGCTTATGCGGACGTAGACGGCGGCTCGACGGGCGGTTGCAGTGGCGGTCGAAGTCATGCATGCACTCTAACCGACGTTCGTTCTCCCGAACGTGGCGTCGATGCAGACCCGTCCGGCCCGCTCCGACCGGCACGCCATCGACCTGCGCCACCTCGTCGCCGGCTTCTTGCGCATGGCGCCCGACGTCGCCATCGTCGGCGAGGTCCGGGACCGAGAGGGACTACCCCGCGATCGTTACCCACGGTGCGAGCCTGTGACCAGGGCGAACGCACCCGACGACGTCGATCTCCCGCATACCCCGGCGTTCGTGGGACTCCTCGATTCTCGACTGCGCGGCCCGTTCCAGGTCACCGCTGCGTGCCCGTGCGTACCGAGCAGATCGGCAGTTCCGGGCGCGGCTCAAGTAGCGGCCCGGTGGGTCGCGATCCGCCGCGGCGGTCTGCGACTCCAGAACGACACGTCGGTTGGCACGGGGATCCTCTCGTGCGTAGCGGCGGTCGATGCTGGGCACGTCGGCGTTCAGGATCGTGTTCCCAATGCTGTCGTCAGCCGGCAGAGCGTGGTGCCACGATGGCCTCGATGATGACCCCGTGGGTTGCACGATGACGGTGCGACTCGTCGCGCTCGCGTTCGACGCCTTGGAGCCAGTGGAACTCGCACGATTCTGGGCGCACTCCCTGCGCTGGCAGATCCGAGAGGCCGACGAGTTGCGCGTCGAGCTCGTGCCGACGGACGACACCAGCTTCGACCTCCTGTTCCGGCCGGTTGCACACGCGAAGGTGGGCCGCAACCGGATCCACTTCGATCTCACGACCACGTCGCTCGATGACCAGAGCGACACGGTGGCAGAGCTCTTGGCGGTCGGTGCGAGACACATCGACATCGGTCAAGACCCCGACGACGCCCATGTCGTGCTCGCCGATCCCGAGGGCAACGAGTTCTGCATCATTGAGCCTGAGAACCGCTTCCTCGCGAGCTGTCCTCGCCTTGGGGCGATCAACTGCGACGGCACGCGGGCCCTCGGGTGCTTCTTCGCCGAAGCACTCGGATGGCCGTTGGTCTGGGATCAGGAGGAGGAGACGGCGATCCAGGCACCGGATGGCACGGGTCCGAAGATCACCTGGAGCGGTCCTCCGCTCATGCCGATGTCCGGTGAGGAGCGGTTCCACTTCCACATCGCCCCGACGCCCGGATCCAGCATCCAGGCCGCGCTCGATCACCTTCTCGGGCTCGGAGCGACGCTCCTCGACATCGGTCGCGCCTGCCACGGCGCGATCGTGCTCGCTGATGTCGACGGCAACGAGCTCTGCCTCGTCGAGCCATAGCGTGCCTACCCTTCGGGTCGTGGCATGCGGGCTTGCCGAGGCAAGATCCAAGTCAACCGAACGTGCAGCAGGCCCCGTCAGCCGTTGCTGTACACCGCGCCGCCAAGCACTGGTCCCGAATCTTGCCACCCGCCCCACGCGATGAGCTCGGATCCGGTCCACACAAGTTGTACGCCCGACCCGATCGCGCCGTCGCGCATCGTGGGCAAGCCGACCCACTGATCGTCGCTTACGACGTACGCGTGAACGGCAGGCCCGCCGTCCGATCCGCCCGTCGACGACGTGATCAGGAAGACGACGCCGTCCCCGCTCGAGGTCGGGGAACTCCATGCCGATCCGCCGGACGGCGCCGCAGCTGTGCGCCGCCACTCCGTGGTCGCGATGTCGAACGCAACACCATGCTCGGGTTCGCATCCACCAGACCACGTGAAGATGGTTGATCCCGGGGCCTCTCCGATACCGGCCGGTCCGCCGGTCATCGAGCACCGGGAGTCGGGGAAGTTGGGCGGAGGGGGCAGTTCTCGCCACTCGTCGCTCGCAGCATCGTACTGGCCGAGCCGCTGTCCACGGAAGACGTAGAGCGAGTCTCCGACGGTCAGCGTCACTTCGCTGCCGCCATCGCCGCTCCACGGCGCCGGCACATCGCCCAGCTCGGACCACGAGTTCGTGACCGGGTCGTAGCTCGCCGCTGTGGGATCGTGGATCACGCTGTCGATGGGACAGCACTGCGTGACGCCGCCCCACACCAGCATCGCTTCGTTCACCATGTCCGCTACGGCTCCGCTCCTTGCCTGCAGTGGCCCGGGCGCGATGAGCCGCCACGAGTCGGTGTTCGGGTTGTAGGCAGCACCGTCAGCAAAGAACTCGTTACCGCCTTCAGGTGAGGCGCCACCCCAGTAGACGACCTCGGTCCCCGTCCAAACGGCTGCCATCCTCTGCCGGTCGCTGATCGGCGCCGGGGGCAACGATCTCCACGTCCTGTCCGCTGGCCGGAACGCGGCGGAGGGAGTCCCCCACACGACGAACTCCTCGCCTGTCCAGACCCCCGACGACCGGCCCGTGACACCTTCGGGTGGCGCCGGAATCTCGTCCCAGTCACCCTTCGACCAGTCGACGGCACCCGTTGGGTCGGGCTCCGCCGTGGTCGCCGGGGTCACAGACGTGCCGTCGGCTGTGTCCACTTTCGTGGAGGAGTCACCTCCGAGCGCTGCCCAGGCGCCGCCGGCCACGGTCACCGCTGAGACCGCTGCGGCAGCGGCGAGCATGCGCCGCCGGTTCACGTGTCGCCCAGGGCGACGCCCCGGGGGGCGTGCGACGTCCCGGATCGGGATCGGGTCGTCGATGTCTTCCACCCAGGACCGGATCTGCGCTTCGAGATCGTCGGTCACAGCGTTACCCCCAACCGTTGACGCAGTGTGGTCATGCCGCGCTCGACATGGCTTTGCACTGTGGACTTCGTGACCCCGAGAAGATCGGCGGTCTCGGCGAAGGACCAGCCGTACCCGTGGACCAGGACGACCGCTGTCCGTTGCTTCGTCGGCAGGCCGGCCAGTGCAACAGGAAGACCCGGCTCACACCGTGTCTCCGCTGCGCTGACGGGCGCCCGGAGCCAGCCTTCGCGCCTGCGACGCGTCTGGGACTGTCCCACCCGGTACAGGTAGCCGACCTTGTTCTCCATTGACCGCACTTGGTCCCAGTTCTCCCACGCCCAGGCGAGAGCAGCCGCGGCCGCCTCGCGTCCGGCTTCCGGCCCGTACCTCGCGACGAGAGCGGCGCGGACCCGAGGCTCCACGGCCTCGTACCAGTCCTCGAACTCGTCTGCCGTCTCCGCCACCGGCCGCACCTCGCTCGCGAGCATCACCCGTACAGACCGCCGGCCGCACCATTCGTACGACACCGAGGCGCGACCGCTCGGGAAGCGTGGAGATGCCGGTCGGAGCCGGACTGTGCCGCCAAAGCGGAGGGCACACCGGCTCGTGCGGGTTTCTGGCGAGCCCAACGGATGATCGGCGCGCCCTCGATCCACGTCGATAGACCATGAGCGGCCGCCAGCTACCGGCACATCTCCCGCGGCGAAACCAGTAGGCAGCGGTGAGCGCGGTGGCGATCGCCTGGGTATCTGCGGCTGGTGCCTGAGCCGTTCGATGCGTTCAGCAATCACGGCTTCGCCACGTTCATGGAGGCGCTCCTCGACGGAGTCGACGGACTCGAACGATGCCGGGGCTTCGTCGATGACATCGAGACGCATGCGACCTTCGGACGCGATTCGCTCCACCGTGATGAACATGCCGGCAAGTGGATGGCCGTGCACCCCGTTCGCAGACATCACGATCATCGAGTCCCACGCCTCCCGACGGGCACGCCTCGGACCACGCGCCTGCTCAACCGTCAACGCAGCGGCGTCGGGAACACTGCGCCGGCCAGCGCGGCGTTGAACTCTTCGTCTGGTGAAAGGAGGACCCGCTCGTCGTGTTCTTGGGCGATGGAAACCCGATCCAGACAGACAGGGCAGCGCCGGCGGCAACAAGTGGCTGCACACCGACAGCGGCGAGGAGGCCTGCCGTCGCAAGAGCGGCAAGCCCGGTGGCAGCCACCCGGTAGAGCGATGGCACGACCCGTTCCCAGAAGAAGAACCAGGCGTGCACAGGTCGAAGGACCACGGTCACAGCTCCCCGCAGCCTGCTGATCGAGCACCGGATACCATGAGAGTTCATGGGCGGACGCTCGAGCGATGACTGGCTCGGGTCCCCAGCGGCCGCCGCTCACCTCGGCCCAACCAGCGCACCCTCTACAAGCTGGTCGACCAAGGCGAGATCCGTGGCTACAAGATGGGGCGCGTCCACCGGTTCCGCCGCTCGGACCTTGAGGCGTACCTGGAGGCAAGCGTCATCCAGCCGGGGAACCTCAAGCACCTGCGCCCCGACACCTACCGGCCCGACGCCTGATCCAGCCGACACCTGAGCGCACGGATCTCGTCGATCAGCTCTCGGATCACTCGTGCGCGCATCGTCGTCTCGCCGCCAAAGCCCTCGCCGCCGTATAGCGATGCAAGACGCTCCTCGGTGAGCTTCGACCGTTCCGGCACACCCCGAACGTACGTTTGCTTCGACGGACCCGCAAGCGGCTCGCACCACGCGCAGCGGCCCTCGCCGGGAACGAGGGACAGCCCGATGTACCAGGCGCGCTGCGGCGAGGTCGTGGAGCCGCTGACGAGGTAGGTCTCGATGTCGAGGCAGCGCATGTCGGCGTTCTCTCACCGGAGGTCGCTGGTGCGGGCGGTGCTCACGACGGCTACCCCGTCTTTGGCAGCGCTCTCGACGGTGTTCCGGTCGGCTCCGCCGGGGCCAGCACGAACCGCACGGTGAGCTGGAACTCGGCGAGCGGCCGGGTCTCTTGCATGCAGGTCACCCGCACGACGTACGAGCCGGGATCGAGTTCCTCGCTCGTCGGGACGGTGATGGTGGCGCCGGCGCTGATCGGTCCCGGTAGGTGGCGGATCTCGTACCGGGACGTGGTGAACAGCGGTAGGTGCTCGACCTGCAGCTCCGAGTTGGCCGTGGCGGGCACGTCGCAGGGGCTCACGATCGTGTACCGACGTCCGATCTCACGTCACCGCCGTTGACCACGAACGGCTCGCCGACGAGAGCAGCCGCACGCTCCGCTCCCACAAGCCGGCCGACCGCAGCGGGTCGGTGTCGTCGCCGCTGGTGCAGCGGACGATGAGCACGCGGTCGCCGTGGCTGTGGGGCTGGCGGGCCGTCACCACCGCGTCGAAGGAGCCGTCGGCGGCGACGGCGGCCTGATGGAGGAGCGCGAAGCCGTCCACCGTGGAGACGACCTGGAGCCCGTCCCCAGACCCCGTGGTCGGGTCGACGCAGCCGCTCCCCGACAGTCGGATGTCGTCGTCGAGGTGGATCTCCGTGGGGGAGACCTCGATTCCGGGCTCGGGGACCGGTGTCGCCGGCTGCCGCTCCGCCGGCTCGCCGCCGGGGTCGGGCGCCTGCGTGAGCAC